ATTCCATGAAGATTTGCCCCTTCTTGCTTCAGATATTTTCCGTTTAGTTTCTTCTGAATGATGATGTCCTTTATGAGTTTCACTAAGTTTTTTACGAGTTTCTTCAGATTTAATATGTCTCATTTTTTGTTTGGATTCCTCAGAGTGTTTAAGTCCTAAATTACTTTCAGCAACCAAGCGATTATTGAAATAAGGCCTATATGAATCAAGAAAATATTGTTCAGTTTTTATTAAATCCTCCTTATTACAACCAAGTAATATTGAAAAACATAAATCGACTTCCCTATATTTGTCATAGTGCCGCTGGAGTTTCTTTGAGTGATGCTTGTTTTTTCTTAAATTCTTTAAATGCAAATTCCATCTTTTACGAATATTAACAGCACTCCCGATATAAATCCTTTCCGGTTTACACTTTGATTGAATTTGATATATTCCTGACATCCTCATTTTGTCATAACTATGTTATTGCAACACCCTCCATAGAACTGGTGAACTGTTCATAAGCGAGCTTTGCCTTATCTGCATACCCCATGATCCCAAAAAGTTTTGCGGCACAGAGCCACGACAAGGGATCAGCGAGTACGTCATTAAGATTTTCCGGTTTGTCTGTTTTTACATACAGGGCTATCGGGGAAACCCCGGTATCAACCACTTTCGCACATTCCAGGTAATTTCCAACAACACCCGGAGTCACCGAGGTATTCACTATTGCAACTACCGGTCTGCCATATCCGGCTTTTATGTATTCATTCTCCTGATTCTTATACTCAGGATCTTGGGTTGATATAGCCCTTCTTACTGACTTCTTCCAAAGTGGGTACCTGATCTCATACAGCTTTACATAGTCTGATGGCACTGGTATATATGCCTTGTCATCCTTGTAAATAACTCCTGTTAGAGATAATGGCATAGGGGTAATAAGGAACAGGGGAGCTTTTTCAAGGATCTCCCTGGCACACTCGTCAAGAGTAGGCCCGATATAATCATCAAATGGAAGGTCCACCCCGTCAGGGGTGAACTCATCCATCTTGATCTTCACCTTATTTACTAACCCCACACGATCCATTTATGGCAGATTTGGAAATACAATATTGTTCTTTGCTGCAGCACTTTTAACAGCTGTAGCATTTGGTAGTTTCGATAGAGTTAATCCCTCGACATTTGCAGCGAGGTATTTCCTTGCTTCCTGTACCGTATTGATTTCGGGGACTGATTTAACGCCCATGGACTGAGCAGAAATATCTTCGCTCTGGTCCTTAAATTCTTCGGGCTCCGGTTGTGTTGCTTCAGACTTAACTTCATTAGAAGCTTCTGCAATCACTTCTTTTATGTTCATTGTCCTTTCCGGGATCTCTTCACTATAAACACATTTGAAAGATGCTCCCGGCCTTTTGGCATCCTTGTCAAGTACTTCGACCTCGGCAGGATCACTTGTAGTATATCTCCCGTTGATTCTCGGTTTTAGGCTTCCACCTCTGAACTGGATCAACTTTCTGTGTCCACCCACCATGATATAAGTATCAAGCTCGATGTAGTGGATTGATTGATAAGTTTTTCTTGTCATGATTATTTGATTTGATTATAGTAAAAGGGAGGTGCCTAAATGGCACCTCCTTATTTAAAAGCTAAGCTTTGGGCTTAATGATTGCGTGAGTATCCGGGTACCTGAGGATAAGTCCGGTAGTTTCCTCGATAACAACTGCATCAACGTTACGCTGACCTGATTCTTTCAGCGAGAGTTTACGTGTTGCCATCGGTTTGAAGGTATGCTTCTCAATATAATTGAGGTCAAGAACAACACCTTTTTCGCTCCATCCGGCAAGTGCAAGCATCGGGTGACGTTTGAACAGGAGAATCCCGTGGTTGGTTTCGATCTTATTGAATCTAATCCCATAAACGACCTCAGTGGATTTGGCTTCGATCTGTTTCAGGACCGTATCAACCTTCATAAGGTTAGCCATAAGACCATCGCCTCCGAAAAGCAGACGGGTATCCGATCCGCTATTGCCCTGGAATATTGACTGGTTCCAGTCTACGAAAGTTGCATTATCAATGGTGCGGTCTGCTCCACCGGTGCCATACTCGAGAGATTTGGTTATATACCTGGTTGCTCCTCCGGTAGTGTACCTTTCTTTAGCATTGGTATTATCTGAGAATTTTGATTTAACACCAAAGAGGAAACTAAATTCCATGGTTGCTCTCATATCATAGATATTCTGAGCTTCGTAATCACTGAATCCCCAATCAACTTCCTTTTCGTGTATTTTCTGGAATGTTGATTCCTCAACCTGTGCCATGAAGATCTGCAGATAGTTTTCTGCCTTAACAGGTATGATAGCATACGGAGATGTCTGAGCATCGAGTTCATGCTTACAAGCTCCACATCTGACCATTCTGGCATCTTTAGGAATACCAGCAACAGGGAGAATCATTTCTCCTGCGGTAGTACCTGATCCGGCTTCTCCGTTAAGAGGCTGTATTTTGACTGTCTGTGCAGATACATTCTTGCTTATGATAAAACAAACAAGGTCCAGACCATCAACACCGGTTACACCATTAAACATAACGGTATCATCAGCTGACCACATCGAGATATTATTTACTTTCAGATCGTAAACAAGCTGACCATCATCTGACTTTACATAAGCGGTATTAACCGTATCATAGAATGGACGGCTATCAACAGCATAATACTCAGATACGAATGATTTACAATCCACCTGTGTAGGTATCTGCCTCATGATAGTATCAAGAGGAGTTGCAGCAGGTTTCATTTGAGTAATCTTTTTGCTGATATAATTTTTATCCAGGTCAGGGGATCCTGTTTTTACACCTTCCACGGTGACCGGATCAGCCTGGATAACAGCACCCGTAAGGGCATAGATGACAGTGCCACCAAATGCCAGAACGGTAGAAAAACATGCAAGGGCAGCCATTATAAAGAACAGCCCGAACACGTTTGCAGCGATTTTAAATAAATTTATTCTCTTCATTTCTCTTTTTTTGATTGTTAATATTTATCCCTTCTTAAAGGGCCCTCCTTTTACTTGTTCGCTCTAAGAGCCCGTCTATGTAGTTCGGTTCCGGCTTGTTTGCCTGGGGTGCTACTGACGATCCTCCTATTTTGGGAAGTCCGTCTCCCTTAGGTTTAGCTGCCTCTTTCTGAGCGACAATATTTTTATTCTTTCCAGCCAGTTCTCCTTGTTCCCTGGCTGTAGTAATGTCATTATCATAATCCCATGCTTTCTTTATGGTCATAAGCACATCTTTGCTTATTTTCCCACTGTTGATATCAGCGAGCATGGAATCAAAGCGGGCAAGGAACTTACCAGCAGACTCGTCATCCATGTCGTTCTCCTTTGCAAACTCCTCAATGGCTTGCTGTGAGAACTCAAGATTCTTTGCATACTCTTCCTGCTTTGCCTTGCGCTTATTAAGACTTTCCTCCCTTGTGGCTTTGTTTTTGTTCCATCCCTCAAAGTCTGGATCTCCCTCAACAGCCGTAAGATCTTCAGGGGACATGTGACGGGCAAGAGCTTCACGGAACGTTGCTCCGTTGATCATATCTCTCACTACATCTCCGACCTGTGGTTCTGATTCAAAGAGAGCAATGAGCTTCTGATTTGCCATTGTTCCACGTTCCTTATACCCTTCAAGTTCACCCAGGTATTCTTCCATTCCCTTGTCGTAATCCTCATCACTTTTAAATTCCCGGTCAGGAAAAGCCCTGGCGAGACGTTCAGCATACTTGTTCTTCGAGGTTTCTTCTGCGGGAATTCCTTCTTCCGGTACGAGAGCTTCTCCTTCCTGAGCCTCCGGTTCTGCTTCAGCAGTTTCGGCAGGAGTTTCAGCGGGAGTTTCGGCAGGAGCTTCCTCTTTCGTTTCGACAGGCTTCTCTACCGGCGTTTTAACTTCTTTTTTTTCTTCTTCAGCCATAACTATATCTTGTTAATAACACGTAAAAGTTTACGTAATAGTCAGGCTGCAAAATATGTATAATGTTGATAAACTAATGGTTTAATAGGACTAAACAGTGGGTTATTATCCCTATATTTACGGACAAATTTACGTATCTATGAAAGTCAAACGTCAATCAAAAGCTGATGAAAGACATGAGCTAATTATGATAGCATACGATAATTTGATTAAAGAACTTGGTGAATCAGCCCGTCAAATAAAGAAGAGGTCTTTATATGATGAAGTAGCTGATCGTGTACATTATTCCTCAGATCATGTCCGAAAAGTCATAAACAGAATTCTTGGCAACAGACCGGCAGAAAGATGACCGAAAAAGAGATTACCGGAATAATCGAGGAGAATAACCGGAGAAAGGCGGTAATTGAATCTCCTTATAATCCTGTGACAGGTGAGGGATCTCCTATTGAGAGATTCAAACTAAGTTACTTTGGAGGGGGACAGTTATGGACTTATTCTGTCCCCATCCAAATGTACAAGGAGAATAAGCCGGTATTGGATGCACTCATAGAAACCGGCTCAATAGAGGACCTTTTAAAGTTAAAAGGTATCAATCCTACGCCTCTGGCAGTATCCGGATTCATTAATGAGCTTACAGAACTCAGGTTCAAATACGATTTTGAATTTTGGGCATACCTGGCAGCACGTATCCAGGACAAGTCAACAAAGAGGATAATCCCCTTTAAGCTCAACAAGCCTCAATTAAAAACTCTTGTCGAGCTTGAAAAGATGAGAGTGGCAGGGGAACCGATCCGGACAATCATTCTAAAGGCAAGACAATGGGGAGGATCAACACTCATCCAGATATACATGGCCTGGATCCAGATAATTCATAAGAAAAACTGGCACTCTGTCATTGTTGCAGACGTGGAGGATCAGGCCCGTAACATTCGTGGTATGTACTCACGTTTTGCAAAAGAATACCCTGATGTCTTTGGCAAGATAGAACTGGTCCCATTTGAGGGATCTGCAAAAAACCGGATGATCGTTGGGCGAAACTGCATTGTAGGTGTAGGATCCGCTCAAAAACCCGAAAGCCTCCGGTCTTATGACTTCGCTATGGCGCATTTAAGCGAGGTTGGAAGCTGGAAAACAACACTACAGAAATCACCTGAAGATCTTGCTCAGAGCATACGTGCATCAATCCCTGATGTTCCTTATTCCCTTGAAGTGGTTGAATCAACCGCAAAGGGTGTAGGTAATTTCTTTCACAGGGAGTGGCTTGCTGCGGTAAATAAGGAAAGTTCCTATAAGCCAATATTCATACCATGGTTTGAGATACCCAGATATCAGAAGCCTTTAAAATCACATAAGCAATTCATAAGAGAGAATTTTGATAATGAGTATGTCCGGTTTCTCTGGAACCTGGGAGCCACACTTGAAGGGATCCACTGGTATATAAGATTTAAGAAGGGAAAGAATTACAGCGATTGGCGAATGAACAATGAATTTCCTTCAACTGCCACTGAGGCTTTCGCCAGCTCTGATATGAGGGTATTTAATCCTAAGTATATTCTTCGAGCCCGGGAGAGCTGTATTGATCCGGAATTCATCGGAGACATATCTGCCAAGTCACAAAAAGGGAAGGAAGCTTTTGAAAGAATTGAATTTGTGTCCAATTCAAAGGGGAACTTCTTTATATGGAGCAAACCCGATAAATCAATAAATGTCTCAGACCGGTACGTGGTATCCGTGGATATTGGAGGCCGGACAGATAATTCAGACTATTCAGTAATCAAGGTTATTGACCGGTACTGGATGATTTACGGTGGTGGCCCGGAAGTAGTAGCTACATGGCGGGGCCATCTTGACCAGGACCTTATTGCCTGGAAAGCTGCACAGATAGCAAAGTGGTATAATAATGCCCTGCTAATCGTTGAATCGAACTCCCTTGACAAGGATGCAGATACCGAAGGAACACACTTCCTTACTATCCTGGATGAGATAGTTGCTTTTTATTCCAACATATATGCAAGGACAGATCCGGAAAAGGTAAGACAGGGACTACCTATTAAGTACGGT